GTTGTCATAAACAAAAACTTCTTCAATCTTGAGGTCCCAAACATCAACACAAAGATCTCCTTTGTTGAGGTCGGGGTGATCAGTGTTAAGCATGGTGCCACCAGGAACACGGTATTCCGGTTTCACAGATGCTCTAACATGTAAAAAGCGACGTAAAATGGCCTCCGGCACGTCAGAAAAGAAACGTGCGCCAAAATCATCGTGATTGGACGTGATAATACCTATAAGGAATTTGATAAATGTAACACCCTTCTCAGATAGTTCTGCTTTAATGGCTTTTGCGGCGACGTTATTGAAAAGCTTAATTAAACGGTCAATAATATGCTTTGGCTGTTTATCAGGTTTTCCGTTGTTGACGTCATCAAAAATCATCGCAAGCAAATACGAATAGATATTGGTGTCATAGTCATCGGAGGCATCATCAGTCGAAATCCGGGACTCGTCTCTCTCAAGACCCATAGCTTTGAGACAAACATGCAATGTGTGCGTAGTAAGAGTAGATTTTCCCACAGCCGTACCTCCACTGATGTGGATTGCAAACGGTGCTTCACGCATAGTGGTAGAAGCATTGCGGGCATATATCTTCTCCTTCACAGCGACAAGCTTAGCATACTTATCTTGAAGCCAGGTTGCAGTCGGTCCAGTCGGGCGGACCTTCTTCATCTTCTGGATACGAGAAATAGCGTCATCAACCTTTTTCTCCAGGTCGTTGACTGTGCCGTATTCATCTTTGTTTCCAATGAGAATACTTTCGGAGTGGGCAAAGATATCATTTAGCAGATTGTTCAATTCGGTAACATTCTGATCCGAATATAAAATAGGATACAAGGAACCATCAGCGATACACTTAGCGCCTGTATCACAGGCCCAAGTAAAGGTGCTGATCATTGCATCAATTACATCAACTGCATTAGCTTGCTTTTTCTCTGCCTCGAAACTCAAGAGCTGGATGCCCTTAAAGTCTATAGATTGACCTGCTGCTTCACATCCTGCAGCAGTCATGCAAGCCCCAATAAGATATTTGATCTTCTTGAATTGGGTGTGGGTTTTGGCAAGAGCCCAAGCCTCTCGAACCTCGAGTGGCGTTGCTCTCTCAGACACTTCATCTCTTGTAAGTTTATCTGTTTCTTCAAACAAGTCTAGAATGCTCTTAAACAAAGATGCCGTGGTATACTTCTGCATGAAGCTACCAAAGGCAAAAAGAACACTACTAAAGTTGTCGGCGCGATATAAATCGTGTGCTAAAACAAATATACATTCAATATGTCTAAACCAAGAGTCGAATTCTTCACTATTCCTTCCCAAAGAATCACGGTAAGTGGACATGACTTTCTCCATTTCTCTAGGAGATTGCAAGCACTTGGGCATGTACTTCTTTCGGATTTTCTCACAATACTCGGACCACAAAGGATCGTCGTCTTCATCAGTGACTGTTTCAACACTCGGTTTTGTGTCTTTCTCCGGGGTTTCCTCCACTGCCTCCTCTTCTCCTGAGGAAGCTTCCGATTCACTTGCTGCAACCCTAGCAGCTAAATCTTCAGGTGACTCTCGAGGGATCGGGTCCTTCTTAGTCTTAGTATTCCTCTTACCTGCATCTTTGCTATCTTTGGCATCGTTTTTTGGAGCACGAGCCTTTTTTGGGTTGGCTCTCTCGTCAACTGAAGCCTGATCGCAATGCAAAGGACCTACTTCTGAAGAGTCATCTCTTTGTAAAGTAATCCACCAGCTGAAGTAATTCAAAAATCTATTCAGCATATATCGCCGACGTGGTCTAGTGTACCCACGCTCGGAAACCTTTTTTCTGTTAACCTTGTATTCTTCTCGCATGGCACGCCGTTCAAGTCGTATCTTGTATTGGCGGCGTTTCTCTTCTCGTTCATTGAATCTCCGTGAAGACTCATGAAACTTAGATGAGGCAAAAATTTTTGGGTTTTCCATGAATTCAAAATCATCTTCGTCATCCTGTTCGTCGTCCACCTCCTCTACTCGCGGAAGTGTTGGCTCACGTCTCTCTTTCTTCTTAGATTTTACTTTAATCCAATCATCGTCTTGAAGATCGCTACTCGCCATAGTAGTAGAAGATTGATCTTTTTTGTTTTTGTACTTCGAAAAGGACTCAACAATTAGATCTGGGCGTCCTGAGAGGACGCTAAGAAACGTTCGCAGTTTGTCCGGGCAACATTTTCCATTTTCCTCCTGAGAAAGCGGTGCCTGTTGCTTCTCCTTCTCCATAGATTTTACTTTAATCCTATCTCCAATTTGGAGACTGTCACTAGCCTTAGTGATAGGAGGGTGATCTGATTTGTCGCTTTGTTCATACTTCTCCTTGTAAACTACTTTCATGGGTGCCCTCGAAAGGGACTTAGAATAAAATCAGATCGGAGCGTCCTGACAGGACGAACACAAACATTAATATACAATAATATCCTACTGGATACACCAACATTAATAATACACAGTACAAGAATGGCCATTCACAAACAAAGAAATTCTCATATGGATTGGCGGTCCAAATCTGTTGTAACAGAGCCATGGTATTG